ATTGAATTCTGTGATGCAAACATATTCAAACCCATGGGAATGAAAGTCCATCAAACATCAAAAGTCTCATCTGACGATGATTCCCTCATCAAAACATGTGTATACAAATCTGACATGGATAAAAGGGAGCTAGGCAAATACAAAATACTTATGTTACTAGCAACATCCATAACAACAAGATCCTACCCCCTGTTTTGTGCCAAATGTTCTGATGAAAAGTCTTCAATAATGATAATGTGCAACATAGAAGAATTCAACTCAGTTTGGTCAGTCCTCAACACCACAGTGACTCCTCTGATAAAATGGGCCTATTCAACTGGATTAATACAAACCGAAGAAAGTTTTGAATCTAGAATGAATATAAGTTATAATATGTTATCTGATTTAGTAGCTAATGGAGCAAGTTTGACTACATCAAGATACTGCGAGTTCGCTGTTGCCATAAATCATCTTTCACTTTTAGGAATGTACACATTAGATAAACAATTTTTCAACAGCTTACTATCTGACATTGATGAAATCAGGTCGATATCAGCTGGTTATTTTCCGTTTTCTAATGTGATGGTTGGCCCTGTTCTTGGATACAAATTCACAAAATGGGATCACATCGAGACTGATGAGAAGGTAAGAAAAAGTGAATTTGTTACAAGGAAAAAGATGTTCGGGGTTTTAAATGAAGATGGTTCCCACTCCTTCTCTTATTCTTTTCCCATAGGAAATTCCAGAAATTATTACAAATTCCTAGAAAAATTAGACATGGATAGAGAGGATGTCAATTATAAAATAAGCCGAGAACCTTCAATTTTCTTCTCAGAGGATAACACTAAAAAGGATGAAGACTTTAAGATTAGGATGAAGGCACTATCCAAAGGTGCTAGCAAAGCTTTCTCATTCAATAGCTCTGCAAAACAGCATGTGTCATCTGTGTATATTTGCACGAGGCCAAGCATATCCTGTGGGTTTAATAATGATGAGATCAGAAAATATACATTGCCCTGCTTATTGAATAACATAAAATACAGATTGTCAGATAAAGAGTACCATAACGAAGTCGATGATATTAGCATTCATTATAAGAATATATTAACAGAGTTGAACAAATATAAAATAAGGAAAATAGATAACAGATACAGGAAGAATCTATTCACAGTGAATCTAAGAGGAAACTATGCTTGTTCTCTAAGAGAGGTTTTACAAAAACATTGGTTTTCAATGGAAATAAGAAAGACAAAGTTTTCTTATCAGAGATCTTTGGATAACTTCAAATTAAGATTCCCTTGGATAAAAAGTTCATATCAAGAATCATATAAGTATTATGTTGATAATATTGGACTCATTGATCACTTCTCATTTTGTGAAGGAATAAATAATGTCTCTCAGTTGAATAAAACGATACAAGTATTATGCACTGGAAAATCAAAACATGGTAAAGTGGAG